CTCCATTAGATAATCCAAATAAAATGATCGGCGCACTAAATTCATTCTAATTTATGGATTATCCGGGCTAAAAAATCCCCTCTGATTTCTCAGAGGGGATTCTACTAGAGTTTAATGATTAGTTATCTTCAGCAAGTTTCTGAAAATAATCCATCGTATCTTCATTATTATCTTCAACTGTTACAGTAGGAGCAGGCTCCTCTTTGGTATCAACAGTAACGGTTCCGACAGGTTCATCTTCCATCAAAGTTGTTACGTTTCCTACCGTAGTAGTACCGGCAAGAACCATGCTGAGACGAGTCTTCAACTCATCATATGACTTGAAGTTAGTAGGAGCAGTAAACTCATTAAGAGCATATTGCTTCTTCCATACTACCTCAATATCATCATCATTATCAAACAATGCAGATGGAGCTTCAAACTCTGACTTGTCATAGTTCCAATAACCATCTACCTTACGAATCTTCAACTTAAAATTCGCACCGAATCTTCAGCTTGAAATTCGCACCTTCCCAAAAATCGAAAGGATTGACGGCAACGTCTTCCTCAAACGCAGGCTGCATTGCCTCCATAATCTTATCAAAGATTTTCTTACCATACCGAAAGAGGAATACCTTACCCTCATGCTCGGGATGCCTGGAATCACTCACAACATAGATGTTAGAGTAATACTGCAACTTACGTTTCTGGCGACGAGCAATTTCCTTATCGGACTCTACACCAGAATTCCAATATGCAGAGTTCATCTCTGATACAGGATCGTTGTTGTTGAGAGTAGTCAAAGAGTTCTCAATATACCACTGACCAGTTGGACCTTGAAATGCATGATTCCAAAGTTTTGCCCACGGCATATTTTCACCTTCTACAGCAGGCAAAAAACGAATGACGGCATAACCATTACCTGATTTATCAAGTTCTGGCTTCCACAAACGCTCGTCCACATAGGACTTCTTTTCTTGGGATTGATTCTCTGCGACTGCTGCACCAAGCAACTGGTCCAAAGAATTAGATTTCTTCATTTGAGCTAACGACATTTTATATCTCCTTATGTTGATGTATATTATCGTATGTTAATTATTATATTGTATACTGTTTTATACGGAATGTCAAGTCTCTTCTTTGACAAACTTAATACGGTATAGGTCTTTATCTTTCTCTACAAAATTGACAAGACCATTCCATGCAATACCGATACGCTCCTCTTCTAATACACTTGCATCATGGCCATGATACAGATGTGAATTAAAAACAAGCATAGTATTCTGTGTGCAAGGAAATGCTAAAGTGTGTGCGGTATTTGGATTACCTTTTTTATAATGTTCTGTTAGAGAAATAAAAGGTTCAAATTCCATCTTCTGCTTTTTGAATTCCAGAGGGGGATGTTTAGGCTCAGACTTTAGATACAGCACTCCACTAAGAATTGAATTGGAATGATTATGTATCTTCTGATATCCACCTTTACCACTGATGTTTAACCAGCTCTCCGTAAGAAAGAATTCTTCATACTCCATCTCTAATACATTGTCAAGAAAATCCCTAGCACATCTTTCTACCCAAATTCTTATTTCTTCAAATTCAGGTTGAAGAAGTAGGTTTTTGAATTTCCCGGTTCTGAGTTTAGTTTGTCCCTTGAATTTTTCAAATGTAAATCTGGTCAAATCCAAATCATTCATAAAGGTCTTGGGAGTCAAGTATTGCTTTACCATACCTGTTGGAAAAAGAGGTACGCCAGTCATACTATTCTTAACTCCTCACATAATTCATTCTTTGTTATATATGACACATTATCTTCATCAAACTTAGCAGTAGAATCTACCAGATAAAATTTTATGCCGTGTAAAGAAAACTCTCTAAATGCTGCTCTCATCTGATTATACCAATTCACAGGGCTAAACCCCTTTGCATCAGATGGAAGATAATTATCTGTACCTTTATACATGTTGTTTAAAGGAGCATTATATGAACTAAGGTCAAATCCTAAAACATAAACTTTTTCAGCACCGCCCTGACATGCAAGATAAAGTGCAGTATTACCAGCAGACCATCCTACAGTATGGGACAAATCAATAGAAACTACGTTATCATTCGGCTCTACATAGGTAATCCAGACTCCAACATCCTTTTCCATCTTCTGTTTTAAATCTTTCATGTCAAGGTTTGGATTCATTTCAATAGCAAATTCAATTCTCTCTTGCAATGTTAAAGGGTCTTTTCCCGATATAATACATTGATCAGTTCGATTCTTACTCCTATGAATAAATTCCTCTGGAATGTCATATCCCATAAACATTACATCTGCTACATCAGCTGGTAGTGGACTCCAATTCGCAAAATGAATAACCTTTGTATCTCCATACTCTGGATCATCTAAACAATAACCAGAATCATATATCTCTTGTTGCATGGCATAATCTACTGCAACAAGATTATGAACATATCCATCACGATAAATTGCATTACAACCCCATGTTATAAAATTGCTATCAAATATACTCTGGCGACATGGCTTGAACCATGATCGTGATTCACCATTACCTATGACAAGAGCTTTATGCATCTCGTAAAGCATTCCAGCTGGCGGGAAAGAGTTTTCTTGCAGGTTTGTCAATACCCCATCCAATATTTTGTGTCTCCTTCTGTGCATCTGGTTTGCATCGTAAATTACATACTCTTGCAAACGCATATAATGTGCCACTCCAATACCATTCTGTCATCATACTTTGTGGTAAAACCATACGAGCCATCTCTGGTGCAATACCTAAATTCAACATATTCTCATAACACTCTTTGGCAAACTTGTGTGCCGAAGAAATACTATACTTCACCGTTTCCTCTGATGAACCTTGTTTCTTATTCTCTGCGGCCAATCGCCATTCAGTAGGTTCATAAAACTCAACTTCTGTATCAACATATCGTCTTGATACTTCATTCCATGTCAACCCCACCTGATGTTTCACTAATTGTCTTGCAACAAATACAGGAGCCTTGATATGAAACTGCATGGATGCATGTCCGAAAGGACTCCAGTGGTTATGTTTTGCAAGGTAATTTATGAGTCCAGTATCACTCTTCTCATCAAATTTTTTATGGACTTTTGCAAAAGATACTCGGGCAGCATTTACTACTGACAAATCACTTCCCATGTGATCTATTAGTTCTACTTCCATTTAATCGTCTTTCAATTCTTCTGGCCATTTTGAGTGTACAGTATAGTGTTTTAATATCGTTACAACAGCATCTAAAAATTTTTCATTGTATTTCAAGTCTTCTTTTTGATAGTCTTCTGGTTTCTCAATAGTTTTTTGGGCTGCAATGTCCTGTTTAAGATTATCATATTGCTCAAACATTTCAGCTGAGACAATGCGATCAACCATTTCCATCTCTTCATATTTGTCTTTTTCAACATTTGCTGAAAAACCATCTACATTTAATAGACTTTCAAAGTTCTCCATTAATTGTTCAAACCTATCATCATACAGCGTATGTAAACCAAGAAGAACATTTGCAATATCATCTGTAGATATATCTCTATCCACGACCATTTCGGTTAATTGTTTAAGGTCATCAACAATATGCCAACATTTATAAATGTCCTCTTCAAAATGAAATCTATCTTTCATTTATTCTTCCTTCACAGTTTGATTTTCTTTCAGATACTTAATAAGAGCATTCCTATGAGATTTCTTTTTAAGGCCAGAAAACATCATCTTAGTTCCTTTGATATACTTTCTTGGCTTCTTCAAAAAACTATCCAAATCCCAACTATCCCAAACTATATCAGAATTTTTTATTGCTTTGGAGTATTTGAATCCTTCAACAGAACCTGCCTTTTGACCAAATATATTTCCCAAGCTTGGGCCGATCTTATTCTTTGTAAAGGAATGGCAAGATACGCATTTCTTAAAAACCTTCTCACCACTTACTTTATTATCAGCATGTGCAACACTTATTGACAGCAATACTGACAGAATAATTAGAATCTGTTTCATTTAATTTTCTATCCAAAATGGTGCCGGAGGGAAGATTCAAACTCCCGACCTGATGATTACAAATCATCCGCTCTATCAACTGAGCTACTCCGGCATACCATTTATCGACTTTGGTTTGAGTTGTGTCGTCTTGGTGGACGATACCCCTTTGGCCGTGCCGGTTGACGAGATGCAAGCTTTTTAACTCGTTCAGACAATTCAGAATTAGATTGCTGCAACTCTGCACAATCATACTCAAGTCCTTTTACTCTGGATGTCAGCATTTGGACTTCATTTTCCAAGAATGCTTCGTTCCGTACCTGTTGCTCACCACTACTCATCACTAGACTCCTCTATAAGTTTCAATAATTGTATTCTATACTGATTCTTGTCAATTGTCAAGAACCTTTTGTAATTTTTCATCAGTTTTTTAAGATCGTACCATATATAATCCTCTGGCATACGTCTATTCCAAGTTTTAGTGAATCCTACGAGCTCATCTAGAATAATAAGAGTTTCAAGTGATACTCTTTTACCAAGATATTCTTTTAAGATAAGTGGATGTTCAGATTTTTTTGCTTCAAATATTGGATTGAAATTCTTTACGAATGGACGAATTTCTTCAGTAAATATGTCATAGAAATTATTTCTTTTCTCTTTCCAAGTCTCATAATTTTCGCCATTAAAATTTGCAACATAGCCTTGTTTTTCCACAATGAAGTTAGCAATTAGATAGTTCTTAATATCTTCATATTCTTCATATTTTCTGGAAAGTTTAACAAAGAAAATTCTGTCCTTGCGTTTATAGAACGAGTCTCTGGGTACACGACTCTTACCTTTGTATGTAAAGAAGTCATAATCATTCTTACTGAAATGTGCTTTCATAGCACAATACATCAAATAAACGTCAATCGGTTCCATAATCTATATTGGTAGTTGTGCTTGCCTCGGCAATAAATTTAAGTCTCTTGCATTTGCTTCGATCTTTTCTTTAAGACCTTTTGAAATAAGAGAATTGACAGACTCAGGTTCAATTCCCTCTTGCTCACAATAATATAAAACAGCGTCCATATGAGTAATCTGTTTCTCTTTTGCGATATTTTCTATTATAATAGTAAAAGTTTTTGTTGTAGTTAAAGTCATTGATATCCTTCATAATAATAAGTTGGGGAGTTAACCATGACCCCCCACGGATGTATTACGGCATCACCCGTTGATGTTCCCCAAGCCAGAGGGAATAAACGGTTTCACTTAGGAGGCCTCCTAAATCCGCATCATCTCCTTTGTAGTGTGTATTAAAATCATATTCGCCTTAGTGCGTTAGTATAAAATGGGGGTATTCTGTTGCTAGGAACCCCCGAAACCCCGACAGATTATGCAGCTAGTGCATAATCCTCAAATGCAAAGTTATCGTTTGCGTTTGCTTAATTTGATCATAAGGTGATCACTCCACAGCTCTCCACTTTCCTATACATTACCAGTCGATCCTATTTCGCCCCCATCAAAAAAAGATTAGGTACGCAATCCCACCAAGAAGAAATATATCAGCACAAATACTCCAAACTATATATGCTTTAAACATCCATTTAACGGCTTCTTTTACTATAGGGGTCCGGTTCATCTGATTCCCCCTCTAGCAACTCTACAAATAATACAACCACCTTAATCTCCTTTTGGTGGAGGCGTTGGTACTCTATTTATACCACATTAAATGATATTTGTCAAGAACTTTTTATATCAATATCTAATATTTTTCTCAGCTCATCAGGAATTTCTACACCTTTTCTAGAATCTGATGCATCAACAAATACATTAACACATTCAGCTACAGCTACTATTTTATGAGTTTTTGGACTGCCCAGATGCCATCCTGGGATATATACCGAATATTGAGTTGTTAATGATTTTGTTCCGACACGCAATATTTTTCCTTGAACTTCTATAAAATTAGGATAAACTACTTGGTCACGAAAATCTATAGAAAGTTTTACAAGAACGTAATTTATATCAGATAAAAAATTCATACCTGATTGCTTTACCTTTTCATTAATCATTGTCACTCTAGCGTGAGCAATCCACTCTACTACCGCAAGATGATTTACATGATTGTCGCTGTCTACGTCTGTGAATCTTACTTCTATAGGTATTTTCATTTTAAATTACCACCCCATAATATCTTTAGTTTCATTATCCTACAGAACCTTCCATAGAAATCTCTAGTAACTTGTTTGCCTCGACTGCAAACTCCATAGGAAGTTTAGAGAATATGTCCTTACAAAATCCATTCACAATAAGATTTCGTGCATTTTCTTCATCAAGACCTCGTTGTTTACAATAAAACATTTGGTCCTCACCTATCTTTGATGTCGTGGCCTCATGTTCTATTGTCGCCGTGTTATTCTTACACTCGATATATGGAGTAGTGTGTGCTCCACACTTATCACCCAACATCAAGGAATCACATTGCGTATAGTTCTTGGCGTTGTCTGCACCCTTACCAATCTTCACCAATCCTCTATATGTATTATTACCATGGCCCGCAGAAATACCCTTTGAGATTATAGTAGATTTGGTATTCTTTCCCAAGTGATACATTTTGGTGCCGGTATCTGCTTGTTGATAGTTACCAGTAAATGCTACAGAATAGAACTCACCTACACTCTCATCGCCTTGCAATATGCATGACGGATACTTCCATGTAATGGCACTGCCTGTCTCTACCTGTGTCCATGAAATCTTACTACGATAGCCTTTGCACTTCCCTCGCTTAGTAACAAAATTGAAGATACCTCCTTTACCTTCTTTATCACCTGGATACCAATTCTGTACAGTAGAATACTTAATCTCTGCATTGTCCAACGCGATCAATTCAACAACAGCAGCATGAAGTTGGTTCTCATCACGCATCGGTGCTGTGCAACCTTCCAAGTATGATACAGACGAACCTTCATCAGCTATTATAAGAGTGCGCTCAAATTGTCCTGTATCTGCACTGTTGATTCTAAAATAAGTACTAAGCTCCA